GCCGGCGCTGGGCTTCGAGGGCCCGGCACCGGAGGCCCCATAGCCCGTGCCGGGGATCGACACGGACCAGCCGGCCCGGGAGACGTCCCACCAGGAGAGTGTGCCCTTGCCCGCCGTCGTGGCCTCGCCGCTCGTCTGGGCCGTGTCGTGGATCCACGCCGCGTTGGTGTTCGAGCCGCGCGCGATCGCCAGATAGAACAGCACGTGCAGGCTGCCCGAGGGCCGGTCGCTGCCGATCCGGACCTGCTTCACGTCGATGCCCGGCGCGTTGAACACGAAGTCGACTTCGGCCACGTCGGCCGACCAGCTCACGTTCGCAGCGGGGACCTCGACGGGCTGTCCGAGCGCCGCGAGCTCGTAGCCCGTGATCGTAAAGACGGTGCCGGCGTTGTTGATGACCGACGTGCCGACCTGGTCCACGTACAGGGCGTACAGGATGAAGGAGCCGTCGAAGGCGGCGAGCCCGGCGTTCGGCTTCCGATGGAGCCGCAGCGTGACCTTGGTGATCTGCAGGGGCTCGCGGCCGGCGGCGAGCTCGAACATGAGCAGCCGCTGCGTGTTCACGGTCACGTCGTCCACGAGCCCCGTGAAGTTCGCCGTGCCGGTGGCGAAGGCGATGTCCTGGAGGGCCGTGGCCGCGAGCCGCACGGTGCCGTCGTCCGAATACTCCACGCCCGCGCCGCTCGCGACGCCCTGCTGCATCCCCTCCTTGTAGTCGCGGATGTGCTCGCTCGAGTCCGCGAGAAGCTCGACCTTGGGATACCAGCGGCCGTGCACCCGCTGCAGCACCTCGGCGAGCTTCGGATGAAGGGGGAGCATCAGTAGGCCAGCATGTCGGCGCGGCTAAACAGGCCGCGCACGCCGAGCGCCTCGAGGACGACGACCGGGATCCCGCTCGGGTTTAGATCGACGAGCTGGGCCGCCCATCCGGTGATGGCGGTGCCCGTGTTCACGAACGAGGTGAGGCCGCTGCCGACGTCGACCGCCACTTGCGGCTGGGTCGCAAAGTTCCGGAACTGCGCGATCATGCGCAGGTCGTTCCCGGCCGGGAAGGTCGCGCTGGCGATCGAGCCGCTGTTGACCCGCCCGAAGAACTCGCGGAAGGCGTCCCGCGAGCCCCACTCGAGATTCGGCGTCGAGGGCCCGCCGATCCGGCCCTGAATCTGGGTGCCGCCGAGCGAGCCCGAGAAGTCGCCCCACGGCGGCCGATAGAGCCGATAGAGAATCGTCATGTCGGCCGGGGCGAAGCGGGCGACGGCGGAGAACGTGTCCACGGCGCGCGTGGCGGACGCCCCGCCGGTCCGCATGTACGAGGACGCGCCGCGCGGCCCGCCGACGCCGTGCCGCTCCACCTGGACCCCCCAATAATGGGCCCCGCTCGTGCCGTCCCCGGTGTAGTTCGTGACCCCGCCGGCGTCGCGGAGGCCGCAGTAGACCCGGGCGGCCGTCACGCCCGTCGCCAGCCGGCCGGAGGAGCGGACGCGGAAGATGCTGTTGGCGAGCGGCTCGATCGTCGCCCCGCTCAACGTGCCCGTGCCCGAGACCGTCCCGCCCACGGTGCCAGCGACCAGATCGGGCTGCGCGCCGAAGAAGTTGCCGGTCGCGCCGTCCACGAAGATGAACCGCAGCTTGGTCCGCTCGGCGGCCTTCATAAAGCACGAGATCGAGACGTATTCGCTGTCCGTGATCGTGAACGCTTGGAAGCGCTGGTGCAGACTGGCGACCGCCGTCTCCACGAGTTTGTCCATAGTGACTAGCCCGTCCGCCGCCGTCGTGGCGTTGGCGGTGACCGTCGTGTTATCGGCCGTCCATGCCGCATTGTCGAGTTCCTCGGACCGGAGGCAGACGTTCGTGCGCGCCTCCTCGAGCAGGAGCCCGGGCGTCTCGCGGATCCCGTCGCCGTCCAGATCGACCCATTCGATGCGGGGTTCCCGATGGGCGAAGGAATGCACGAGGCCGTCGCGGCCGACCGCCGTGCCGCCGGAGGCCCGGCCGATCGTGGGCGCATCCTCCTTCTGGTACCGGCGCCGCCACGCGGTGCCGTAGCGCAACAGGGCGCGGCCGCCGAGATGAAAGAGGACGTCCGACCGGCTGGGCGCCGCCACCTCAGTACGCCTCCATTTCGGCCAGCGTGAAGCTGCCGCGGGCGACCAGCCAGTCGACGAGGATCGCGAAGCCTGGATCGGCTCCGTTGCCGCGTTCGTTCGGGCGCATCGTTTGCTCGCGCCACGGGAAGCCGCCGATCGTCAGCGTCCCGGTCGTGGCATTGCCGCCGCCGCCGAACTCGAAATAGAGCCGATGGTCGGTACCCACCGGCTCGATCCGGCTGAGCATCCGGAGCGGCACGAGCGAGGACGGCAGGGCGACCTGCGTCTGAATGGTGACGTTGTTGGCGTTGACCCGGGAGTTGACGTTGCCGCCGTCGTAGCGGCGGTTCGCGATGTCCCAGGTCGTCTTGCCGTCGGCCGTGAACGGCGTGACGATGCCGATCGATCCCATGCCGTGCGCGCTCGAGCTCGGCGTCACCAGCGTGCCGCCCGGCCAGAAGGGCACGACCTTCATGTAGCTCGTGTAGGCGACGCCGGCGGGCGGCGGGCCGTAGCCGATCGGGAAGGGCATCGTGTCCGCGCCGCGCGCCACGGCCGCCGTCAGCGTCTTGATATAGGAACTCGGGAACGGGGCGTCCTTTTCCCATTGCGAGGCGCCGACGAAGATCCCGCTCCCGACGCTGCCGTCGTAGACGACCACGCCGTCACCCGTCGTGGGGCCGATCTCGCCGAACGGCGTGCTCACGCCGGTGCCCACGTTCAGGAGCGTCACGGGCAGCACGTACCAACCGTTCGCCAGCTTCCACGGCGGGAGCACCACGTGGCTGGTCGAGACCGTCGCCCACGCGCCCGTGGAGAGGTTGAAGTAACTCTCCTTGCCAGTCCCGGCCTTGTCCACAGTCCGCGCGAGCGCCCACGTCCGCTCGGCCGCCTTGACCGCGAACAGGAACGACTGCGGCGCGCTGTCGGTCGCGCCCGCGATCGACTGCCGGACGTGATGCACGGCGCCGAGCGAGGCGTCCTCGACGACCTTGTCCGCGCTAACCGTTCCGTCCGGTCCCGTCGTGGCGTTCGCGCTCACCGTGACGCCCGACTGGACCCAATTCGCGTGCGTGAAGTCCTCGCTCGGCCAGAAGGAGTTCGTGCGGGCGCCTTCGAGCGCGACGCCCACGGCGTCGTAGATCCCGTCGCCGTCCAAGTCCAGCCACCAGAGCCGCGGCGTGTCCACGGCCGCCGTGTGCAGCAGCCCATCCCGGCCGATCGTCGTGCCGACCGTGCTGCGCGCAACGGTGGGCGGGCCGTGCTCGGTGCGATACCGGCGCCGGCGGGAGCCGCCATAGCGCAGCCATGCGCGGCCGCCGACGTGCGCGAGGATCTCCTGTGGCCGGGGCGTCGCCATCGGCTACGTCAGCTCGGGGGTATTCTCGATGAACGGCACGGTGGCCGTCGGGAACGGCCACGCGCCCTCGTCCTGGGCGAACGCGAATGTGGCCCCATTCGGGCAGATCACATTCATGGTCGTCTCGGCCGGGACGTCTGGATCGAGCACGAACCACGCTGGCAGGGGCCCGTCGCGGTATCCGTCCTCGAACCACGGCTTGAAGTTGTCTGCATATTCCGCTTCGCTGCCCGCGCGGATCACGAGGCTCCCCTGCCGCCGCCGATAGGTCCGGCTGCGCCCGATCCGGCCGGCGACGCTCTCAAGCTCCGTGGTGAAGCGCGCCGAATCGTAGTCCGCGTACGGCATCGGCACGCTCTTGAGGAGCTGGAAGTGGCGGCCCGAATGGATCCCGGTGAGCTCGGGCGTGTAGGCGCTCACGGCCGGGACGCGGATCCGCCACCAGCGAAACGCCTTGGGCGCGTAGAGGATGCCCCACGAGCCGTCGAGGGCGACGGCGCCGAGCGCCTCCTCGAGCCGGCCCCCGGGGACGGTCGGATGCGCGGCCATGTTCACGACGGTCTCGGGGGTCGTGGCGAAGTTGTCGCTCGATCCCTCGAGCAGCCACGCCTTGCCGCCGAGGTTGTGCCCGCGCTCGAGGAACAGGGCCGACGCGAGCCGTACCACGGCGCAATCCCACGTGACCAGCCATTCCACGTTCGCCGCGTTCGCCCGGCAGCGGGTCTCGTCGCGCCGGCCGTCCGTGAGCCGCTGCACGGGGAAGCCGGGCGCCTCCGAGCTCGCGACGAGGTTGTGCCCCGGGTAATAGCCGCGGTCGGGATGGTTCTCGACGAGGATGACCGGGGGGCGCGCCATGTCAGCGCCCCGTGCCCACGACTGCCAGCGGGACCGACACGACCGGCGCGGCGTCCCGCGCGCTGAGCCGGTTCCCGCTCGCGATCATGCGCTGCACCACGGCCGGATTCGAGGGGTCTTGGAACTCGAATATGAAGGTCTGCTGGGGCTGCGCCTCGCCCGACTGCTGCTGCGTGGGCGGCGGCGGCGCGGCCGGCCCAACCCCGCCCCCGCCCGACATCGCGTTCGCCGCCCGCTCCATCGAGGCCGTCGCCGATCGGGACAGCGCGGTCCCGAGGGCGATGAGCGCGACGCCGGCGGCGATCGCGGCGAACGGGTTCTTCGCGAAAATCTTCATCGCCACGCCGAGCAACCCGAAGCCGACGGCGGCGTGCCCCATCGCCGTCAGCGTGTCCCCGAGCACCTTGAGGATCCGGTCCCCGAGCGAGCGCAGCGCCGTGTCCGACCCCTGCAGCGCCTCCCCGAGCTGGGTGCCGAGCGTCCCGAAGGCGTCGGCGAGCCCCTGCTGCAATGCTTGGGAGAGGTCGAGCACCTGGCCCGTCGTAATCCCGAGCCCGATCAGCGCCTTGTTGTATTGGTCGAGCGTCAGGAGCCCGTTGCTGAACAGCACGTTGAGCTCGGCCTGCCCTTGGGCGAACGCTTCCTGCGGCGTCATCACCGACTCGATCACCGACCCGGCTTGGGCGAGGAGCCGCTGCCAGCCGTCCTGCCGGATCCGCGCGATGTCAACCTCGCGCGAGACGGTCCGATAGCGCTCGGCGAGCTGGCCCACCGTCTGGCCGAGCGCAGGCACGACGGTGCTCGCCGTGCCGCCCGCCCCCACAATGCGGTTGATGGCCGAGGCGAGCGCGTCCGCCTCCGCTTGGTCTTGGTTGAACGTGGGCCCGAGCAGCTTGGCGACCGTGTTCAGCCCCGCGAGGTCCTCGCCGGCCGCCTTGAGCGCCTTCTGCAGGTCGGTCGAGATCGGGGGGGTGACCGGCCCGCCCTTCTTCTCGCCCGGCGGCTTGACGCCCGCGGCCGCCCGGGCGGCCTGCTGCGTCACGCCGATGAGGTGCAGCATTTCGTTGACCTGCTGCTGCGTGATCCCGAGCTGCTGGCGCTGCTCCTCCGTGAGGCTCGCCAGCGCGTCGGCGAGCGCCGGGAGCTCCTGCGTCGGCATGTCCTTGATCGCGTCGCGGAAGATGTTCACCGCCCCGAAGCCAGCGCGGAAGCTCGAGCCGAGGCCCTTGAGCGCGGCGTCGATCCGGTCGAAGCCCGCGCCCATGAGCTTCGGGTTGGTGATCCGCTCGGCCTCGGCGACCTGGTTGAAACCGCCGGCGAGCTCGCGGAGCTGCCCCGTCATGTCGCGGGCGGCCTGCGTGCCGGTGAGGAAGTCCACGAAGCCGGCCGTGGCCCGCAGCAGCTTCTCGATGATCGGGGTGACCGAGCGGCCGAAGTCCGCCCACGCGATCAGCAGGCGGTTCTTGATGATGGCCTCCTGGTCGCCGAGCGTGCCGCTCAGGTCCTTGAGCTGGCGGTCCGCCTCCCCGGCGCGCCCCTGCATCCCGGCCAGCGCTTGGGCGAAGATGTCGGCGCCGCGGCCCGAGAATTGGAGCTGCCCGCCCACCACCGACAGCTTCACCCCGAGCCGGGTCGCGGCGATGCTGGCGTCGTCCCCCTCGGCGACCACGCCGCCGAGCGATTGCGTGAAGATCGCGCCCGCTTGCTTGACCGGGACGCCCGTCTCCACCAAGGCGACGATGGCGGCGACCGTCTGCTCGAGCGGGATCCCGGCGGCCTGCGCCTGCGCGCCGACGCGCTCGAGGATGGGGGCGAGCTCCTGGAGGCTGACGGCGTGCTTGCCGGCCGTGGCGAGGATGTCGACGACGTCCGCAGCCTTGCTGACCGGCACGCCGAACGCGTCCATCGCCTGGTCGAGCGTGTGGATCGCCTCCCCGAGATCGGTGCCCGAGATCCGGGCCAGTTTTGTGGCGGCGGCCAGCTTCTCCATGGCGCCGGCCGCGCTGGGCGCCCCGGTCCGCGCCACGTCGACGAGGCCCTTGGCGAGGTCGCCCAAGGCGACGGGGGTCGTTTGGGCGAGGTCCTCGAGGCCCTTGCGTAGCGCCGTCGCGCCTCCCGCTACAGGCGGGAGCAGGGCGGCCGCTTGGATCATCGAGCGGTCGAAGTCGTCGGCGAAATGCGCCGCCTTCACGCCCGCCATCGCGAGGTCGCCGCCCAGATCGAGCAACCGCCGGCCGAGGTCGATCTCGATGCCGGCGCCGATCCCGGAGAGCAGCCGCCCGAAGGAGCCGAGCGCCGCCTCGGCCGGCCCGAGATCGAGCCCGACTTCGGCGAGGATCTTGCCAGCGTTAGCGCTCATCGGGGAACTCCGCCGGGCCTTCCGGCAGCGGGAAGGGGATGACGCCGGGGATGGGCAGGCTGCCCGGGGTGGCCGCGAGCGCGCGGCCCTGCTTGACGACGCGGGCCCAGACGGCGGCGAACTTCTCCTGCTTCGAGTGGTCGAGCGGCGCGGCGCGGCCGAGCAGCTTGGCGGGCGTGTAGCGACGCCCCTTCTTCGCCCACATGGTCATCAGGTGCGAGAGATGCCACGCGACGAGCCATTCTATGCGGTCGGCGCGCTCGAGGTCCGCCTCCAAGAGCAGGTCGAGCTCGCGCGGCGTGAGGGCCCAGAACTCCCACGGTTTCAGGCCGAGGCGGCGGAGGGCGGTTCGCTCTCGCTCGACGAGATAGGAGCGGAGATCGGGGAGGCGGCGGACGCCGTCGCCGCCGCCGCTTCCACCACCTCCGGCTGGCTCCGGAGTGAACGCAGAAAAGGGGATTCCAGCAGCGCCTCCGTCAGCTTGCTCGAAAGCGTCTTGAGGGACCCGCCTTCGGTGAGCCACGCGTCCACGAGGTCGGCCGCGCCCTCGAGGGTGAGCATGGGGTCCGCATGTTTGAGCCCCGCGTACAGGAGATCCCGCGGCCGCACGAGCATGGGCTTGAGCCCGGAGAGCGCGTCCGTCGCCTCCTCCATGCCCACGGCGCTCTCGAGCGCGCACAGGCCGGCATAGTCGAACCGCAGTACGCGGTCGCGTCCCGCGATGCGGATCGTGGTCCCTGGCGCAGGCTGGCGGTCGGGCACGGATCAGCCGGACTGGTGCACTTGCACGACGAGGGAGGATTTAACGAGGCTGTTGCCCTCGCCCACATGTCCGGATAGGCTCACGGTCACCTTGGCGAGCGGGTCCGGTTCGACGACCTTGAGCGCCGCAGCGGCCGCCTCGATGGCGGCATCGAACTGCTTCTGCAGGGGCGGGCCTGCCTCGGGATGGAGCCGGGCGAAGGCGTCGATGAGCTCGCCGATCGCGTCCTCGCCCGGCACGTCCTTCGCTTCGAGGTTCCAGCTCACTGCGTGCTCTTCGTGATCGCCCCGGTGCCGCGGAACGTAACCGACGTGGCGATCGCGTCGTCCGTCGGCAGCCCGGGCTCGAAGCCCGTGATCACGGCGTCGCCGATGTATTGCGCGAAACCGACTTGGTCGCCCTTCGGCCGGAAGCGGAGCTTGACCAAGGTGCGGTTGACGAGCGCGTTGTAGAGGGCGTCCTGCGCGACGTTCGCCTCGAGGTAGATCGCCTCGGCGGAGCCGCTCCACTGCTTGAGGCCCTCGATGAACTCCCGCCAGCCGGCCGAGTCCTTCGAGGTCGCGTCGATCTCGTCCGCCTCGATCGTGAGCGTCACATCGCGCAGCTCGCCGATCACGTTGTAGGACGAGCCGCCGTCCGTCGAGACGGCGACCTTCGCGTTAAAGCCAGGTACGGCGGCGGTCGCCATGAGTCAGTCCTCCGTCAGTCGTTGAGCCGGAGCGCGGCCACGGTGACGCCGGTGCCGGTCGAGAAGTCCACGCCGACGGCGCCGACGTCGGGCGCCACGCGCTGGTTCCACCATTGTGCCCGGAAGGGCCCGGCGATCGTGAACCCCGTGGTGATCGGGCAGACGAGCGCGACGTCGACCGAGCGCCCGGCCTCGTCGGCCACGGCCCGGATCGTGACGGTGCAAGCGCCGGCGCCCGTGTTCTTCACGATCAGCACGGTGTTGCCGTTGTTGTCGAACTTCATCCCGTTCGCGTTGTCGGCGGCCGTGAACGTGATGTTGGCGATGCCCGACTGGAAGGGCACGTCTTGGAGGGCGATGGCGGTCCGGGGCACGGGCTACTCCTTCCCCGGCTCGGCCGCGTCCGGCACGCTCTCGGGATGTTTGCCGACGAGGTGGCGCTCAAGCAGCGTGCGCGGCCCGACGATCGTGTCGGCTTCCTGCACGTAGTCAGTGACCTCGACGCCGCAGACGGGGCAGGTCGGCGGATCCTCCGGGTCGTAGGCGATGTCCTCGGCGAGCCAGCGGTCCGCCAGCTCGTCGGGGACCATGTAGAACTCGCCGGCGCGGTAGCTCATGGTGCCGCCGCCTTCGAGCTCGACCTGTTGGGGCTTGCCGACGAACAGCCGCCGTTCGCTCATGGGCTCCTCGGGATCCTCGGGGGCGCCGACCGCCCGCGCGCGTCGTTTCCGGGTCATCGGCTCCGCATCATGCTGTAGGTCTGGGCCAGCTCGGGCCGGTCGTTCGCGTCCAACCCGAGGGGGATCACGTCGCCCGCCGCTATGATTGCGACGTAGTAGGTGCCGGTCAAGGCACCTGAGAACTTGTGGAGCAAGTCGAAGACGGCCTTGATTTTCGCGCGCGCCGCCGGCCAGTCGTGCCGCCCGGCGCGGACCCGGATCTGCACCGCCGGCCGGTTCATGTCGATCCGCGTTTCCGGCGGGCCGCCGCCGGCCTCGAAGACGCCGACGATCTGATCGGGCTCGGCCGGCATCTCGTTGACGAACGCCTTCCAGCCGGTCGCGCCCTCGACCGTTCCCTGCGCGATCAGGTAGTCCACCACGTCGTCGGCCGGGGACGCGTTCGGCATGTCAGAATACGTCCGCCCGGAGCATCGCCGCGAGATCTCCGGCCAGGTGCGGCGCGAGCTCGCGAACCGGCTGCTCGAGGAACTTGGCCTGCCCGACCGTGTGGCGCTTCGTCAAGTCCTCGTGCACGTAGATGGCGTAGCCGACGAACTTGCCGCCGAACTCGGCGCCCGCCGGGCCGCCGAACGAGAGGAGGATGCGGAGCTGGTCGCCCGTCCGGGTCGGGCCCTCCACGTGGCCCGTCGAGCGCAGCGCGCCCAGATCGACCGGGGTCAGCTCCTTGGCCCGCGTCATGGTCGTTTCGCCCTTCTCGCGGAGGCCGCGGGCGAGCCGGGCCTCGGCCTTGGCCCCGAGCTCCTTGAGCCGGCGCTTGACCTCGGCCAGCCCCCGGATCTTGACGGTCTTCCGGAGGTCAGCCATGCGGGCCCGGCCCCAGCGCGCGGAGCGCCTTAGCGGGCCGATCCGGCCCCGGGGCGGGCTCCACCCGCCCGGACCGCTCCAGCTCGGCGCAGAAGGCCAGCCAGGCGCGCGCCAAGGCCATTCCGTCCTCGTAGGCGCCTTGGGCGTCCATCCCGAGCCCGATTTCGAGCGCCCCGACGCGCAGCGGGACCGGATCTCGGGCGGCGCTCACGCGAGGTACGCCTTCACGTGGTGCGTCCCGCCCGCCTCGTCGGCCAGCCGATCGACCCGCAAGAGCAACGGGACCTTCCCGTCCGGCAGCGTCAGCTCGTCCAGCGTCCCCAGCGTCGCCGACCCGTCGAGCCAGACCTCGCCGCTCGACATCTTCTCCTGCCCGTCCGCCGCCCGGATCAGCCGTTGCCGGAAGGTCACCCGGGCGTCGTACGTCACCGCCGTCCCGTAGGTCGGCTTGTTGTAACGGTCCACGCCCACGTAGGGCCGCACCGTCACCTTCTGGCGCAGCAGGTTCTTGAGGGCGGCTTCCATCGGCTAGAGCTGCAGGATCCACGGCCGCAGCATGACCGCGATGTGCCGGGGCAGGTCCACGCCGTCGGCCTCCTTCTCGTCGTAGTAGGTGAG